TGACGAACTGAGCCAGGCCACGGGCCAACCGCTCGATGGGTACTCGTGGCCCTGTGAAGGCGGCCATCGCCATTAGCATCTCGTTCAACCGCTCAAACTTTTCGATGTCGAAAGCGCCGCTTGCGTCTTTGGCCATCGTCGCCACCAACACGGCGGCCTCGCCCAAATCCCCGAATGATGCCCCGGTGTCCTGGGCCACTTGCTCGAGGCCGCTCATCACACGGGCAGCGTCGGCACTGGAACCGGTGATGCTCTTGAGCCTGACTTCCAGCTTCGCCGCATCTCTCGCGCCGCCGATGAATCGGTCGAAGACAGCCTTCGCCGCGTCCCGGAGCATACCGAGTGCTTTGCCCACGAAAAAGACGGATTGGGCCAAGCTGTTGAGGAACCGCGCGCCAGAGACCGCCATGTTTTTCAGGCCGCCCAGGAACGAGCGAACGGCAGCGCCAGCGGTCTTAAAGCCACTCTGTACACCGCGCGTGACAACTTCTAAGATGATCCTCAATCTATGCACGGAAAATCACCTTCATTATGCGGGGACATTGTACGCAAACAGCCCGTGGCTGGTGAATGAGTAGGTGCGCTTGACGGCATCGGCGATGCTCACGACTGTGCCGGCCTCGATGAACGCTTCCAGGCTAAAATAATGCGTCGCATCTTCGTAGAGATACAGGCTGAGTGCTGTTGGCGTGATGACGGCCGTCATCATGGCTACCTGGCCGGCGGTATTATCACTGTCCCAGAATACTTCGATTGTACCAGTCATTCCCACCGGCCCGGCGAGATGTTCCATGTACGCATCTTGCAGCGCTGTGGTTTCCACTAGCCCAGTGGTTATGTCGGCACTCCACGAACCGATCTCGGTAATCTGATCGGCATCGATGCTGGCTTTGCCGCTCTTGCCGTGAACTTTTCCCATGCTATCCCCCTAGACGTACGTCATTTTGCCGGTGCTGGTGAACGAGTAAGTGCGTTTCACCGCATCGGCAATGCTGACGACGCTACCGGCTTCCAGATACGCTTTCATGTAAAAATAGTGCGTGGCGTCTTCGTAGAGATACAGATTGACCGTCGCCGGCGTGATGACCGCCGTCATCATGGCGACCTGGCCGTTCGCGTCGCTGCTTTCCCAGAACACCTCGACTGAACCCGACATGCCCACCGGCCCTCCCAGGTGCTCCATGTAAGCGTCTTGGAGTGCTGTGGTTTCTACCAGGCCAATGGTCAGATCACCGCTCCACGAGATGACTTCGCCTACCTGGTTGGCGTCGATCCTGACATCGCCCGTCTTGCCGTGTAATTTTCCCATCGTTAACCTCCCAAACGTTGAATTGCTGGAATCAAAATCTCTCGCGCCCGATTTGCGAAAGCACAGCTTGCCACTAATTCGTTGGCCCGCGCCGCCATCTGTTCCCGCTCGGCATCACGGGATAGATAATATCTGACTTTATCGAGCAGGTCTTCGTTGTCGGCATACGTCGCCACGCTATCGCCAAAGATCTCGCGCAACTCTGGCCGCTCGTCGTCGCAGAGCTGGAACGCGCCACAGGCCGCGATCTCATACGTGCGCGGATTGATACTCCAGGCCGCATCGTCTCTCAGCCTTCCCTCATCTACTCGAAAATCGCCCAGGGTGCGCCGGTGGTGATTCAAGGCGATTTTAGTACTCCGGTACCACTCTGCATTTTCCTTATTCGAGACGACTTCGTATCCACCCCGGTGAGTACCTGGCCCATGAATGTAGGCGTCAAATTCTGTTTGTAGGCTGCGACGGTCGGAGATCAGGCTGCTAAATATTTCCCTTCGCTCGGGCCACATCGTGCCACAGAAATATACACCGGTTTCGTAATCCTCATCTCCTGCCCCGTTGTGGTGAATTGCCGGATCGTAAGAATGAGGCAGATAGACGACCGGGCAACCCAGGTTCGACAGTGGCTCGACGCTGACTTTATCGTTGACGAAAGCCAACGTAACGCCGCCCCTGTTTATCACGAGTGCCTGCCGACTGTCCAGATACGGCGATTCCGTGAGGATCAACACGATGGGGATTTTCAGCTTGCGCAACAACTCGAAAGCGTGCGGGTGATATTGCATTCCCGAAATCATTAGCACAATGTCGGGTTGATCGTATACCGCCTGAATGACCAGCTGCTTGCTCGCCGACGATTGCCACGATTCGTTTTTGAATTCGGCTGCTGGATTGCCTGAGTGTTTGCGTGCCCAGGCGTGATAAGCGCAAACGAAAAAATCGATCACGAAATCGTAACGATATTCACTCACGTCGTGGCCCAGCTTTGCCAATACCCCACTCCAGCCAACAGCTACGTCAAACGTCGAGTGGCGAGGTCCAGGAAACGCAAGCAATATTTTCATACTATCTCTTCTATCCTTCCGTAACCCCGGCCTGCTAATGGCCCAGACATCGCTACAACTTTATCAAGCCAGCGAATGCTATAGTCATGATTGAATAACTCGGTGAGAAGTGCCGAATCGCGCGCGTCATCTTGGCAAGTAGCGAGAATTCCTATGTGCCGTTTCCAAATCTCTGAGCGAACGACTGAATTCAGCGGGTCATTGTGGCAGCGGATGGGTCGCCGTCGCCACACTTCCGGAGTCGGCAGAATTCCTTGCCGGCCGTTGTCCGATTTGACCATGATGATGTCTGGATCATACTCTTGTGCAAACCAATGGATTCGGGCGACGAACGAATTATCGATCAAAAAATTATCGTCGTCCAGGACATAAACGTAATCACCATTGATGAGTGCGGGCGCATCAGTAACCAGGCGCGCGTCGGCGGCCCGAAAGCCGATTCCCACGTCGTCAACGAGTAGGATGTGCTCGAAATCCTGGTCAATTTGCAGTGCCAGCGACAATTTGCAACGGCGCAATCCTACCGGTCGACGGTAACATCGGGTGATAATTGAGAGTAGCAAAGCTTCTCCTTTCAGGCGTAAATTTCTCTGCGTGTTTTAATCTGGATGCGCAGCCCCCAGGGGTTACATAGCAGTGGGCTTAAAGTTAATCTGCTCGCTACTTATGATAATCACCCCCCCTTAATGTATTCTCGCAATGCCTTTTTCCAAGGCCGCATCAAGGTCAGGCCCATCAAATCGGAGTGCAAGTTTCTCGCCGCTTCCATACGTGGACGACGGGCGGGTAGCGGAAAATGGGCAGAGCTGACAGGTAGCAAATTGCAAGTGGTAATCCCGGCATATTCCAAGACGCACTGGGCAAACTCGAATCGGCTACAAGGAGTGCCAGTATTGACCAGATGATACAAGCCATACCAACCTGTCCGGGCCAGATAGATCACCGCCTGTGCAAAATCCTCTGTATAAGTAGGCGAGCCGAATTTGTCATCTACGATTTGCAATTCATCCTGATTTATAGCCAATTCCAGTATTTTCGCTACGAACTTTTTGTCCTCATGACCACCGCCGAACATCCAGCCGGCGCGCACGATGTAATAATGGTGCAACAACCGCCGAACGATCTTCTCGCCCTCGTACTTGGAACGGCTGTAAACGTTCTGCGGATTCGGTTCGTCAAATTCGTTATATGCCTCATTCTTGCTTCCGTCAAAAACGCCGATCGTGCTGACGTAGACCATCGGAATGTCGGCCGCCTGGCAAGCCAGTGCGACGTTCTGAGTGCCGATGGTATTGGTTCGGAAGGCTTCTTCCGGTTCTCGCTCGCAGGCGTCCACGTCGGTGAGTGCCGCCAGGTGGAAAATCACGTCCGGCGCACATTCCCGAATTTCCCGCCGAATGACGTGCTGCCAGCGCACGTCCATTTCTTGGACGTCCGTCGCAAAGACGGTATGCTCCTGCTTTTCAAGTTCAGCACATAGGGCCGTGCCCAACATGCCGCCGGCACCCGTGATCAATGCTTTCATGTCATCCCTGCCCAACTACGGCACAGACGATGGCCCAAAAGTCCTGACCAGCCACCGTCACGATTGCCTGCCTCATAGCCCACGACAATGGCGCTTCGGTCAGGTCGGTCAGTTCCAGCCGCGTCCGCAATGATTCTAGCATCGCCACGGCAGCATCAAAATTCGCACCGCCAGTGCTCTGGCCCACTGCCTCCAGAGCGATTATCAGATCGGCGTTGAACGTCGGCCAGCGACTGCCGCTTGCATCGCCGAGCACCATCGCCTCTGACTCGCCAGCGGGCAGCTGCACCCATTGGGCAGGCAAATCGGCGGTGTTCAGCGACAGCGGCGGGCCGCTCGTGTAGCAGCGGATTACGCCGCTCACGACGAGTGCCTCTAGGCCGTCGACATATTCTACGTATGTGGTCATGATACCCACCTCGGATATTTGTCCAGGATAAGCTTCACGTCGGCGGGGATGCCTTGGGGAATGGTAATTATCCCAGCATCGGGGACGGCGGTGACGTCGAATACTTGTGCGTCTTTCTGGCGGTAGTAGTACCCCGCCAATCTGATACAGGCATGCACGATATCATCCGGCGGCGAAGTGCTGTAACCCCACGTGCCCAAGATGCTTATCTCACCGTCTACGTCAAACTCCCAGGTGGTGGTGGTGTCCACGAGCATCTGGATGCCATAGTAGGGCGGGCCAGCATTGCGCGGCAAGAGGCGATAATCGGCAGTCACGATTTCCGTAGCGTCGTCGTCGCCGTTGGTCAGGGTAGTGATGCTCACCAGGTCGCCGCCGACCCACAGGACGTAGCCCTCCACGGCTTCGCTGTCGAAGTAGCGCGTCAGCGTGGCGGCCTCGAAGACCCAGCCGGTGTGTGATTCTATGGCGATCGTGGCCCGGTCCAACAACAGACCCAGGAGCGTGTCGTCACCGGAACCCGAGATTCCGAGATAGGATTTGAGCAAGGCAGCAGTGGCATAGGCCATTACGTCTCGTCCTCGTACCATCCATGCCAACCCACGGTGATAGTGGCGCTGGCGTCGTTGGCCGTAACCTGAAACGAAATGGAACGATGGCCGTCTTTATGCTTGACGCATATAGGCGGGCAAAACTCTTCGTGATACGTGTAAACGCCGGCGATAGACGCGCCAGAAGCGACGTACAGATCGTGATTGAGATCGGTAACAGTGCCCGCCCCGTTCGGTTCGCTGCACGCCACCAGAGTGAAGACACAGCTATCGGAAAAGGAAGTCAAGCCGTAGTCGATGGCCGTGATGATAATCTGCTTGCCGATTGGAATGTCGTAGATCAATGTCGTATCGGTCAACACGATCTCAGATGAGCCCGGCGTCGTACTATCGGCCCATTTGATCAACACGCGCCCCTCGCGTGCGGCGTCGAGCCCCGGCTTGAGGCCCTGTAACCCATCGGTTTTGATAGTCATTATCATTCTCCTGAAGGCGGGCAATCGTCTGCCCGCCTCTCGTCGTTTTTCAGAGGCGTGAAAGTCATCGTCCCCGACTTGCTGCCGATCAGAGTTTTCACGGGTTTGCCCTTGATCGCCAGGGCACGATAGATTTGATTGTCATCCCCGATGAGCGTGACGATCTTTACCACGTCGCCTCCTGTTTATTCCCGAATCTGAAACGCCCGTACCCAGTCGATGGTGGCCGTATTCGCCGTCCCCTCGCCAGACAGGAGCGCCAGTGAAACGGTCAACTCGGTGTCGTCCGGGATGTTGGTTACGGCCAGCCTTGTTTGCAGCGTGCCGTCGATGTAACTGTCGATGTACGTGCCATCGAAGTAGAATTCGGCGATGACCCAGGTGTCGTCTTCCAGGGTGGCGATGC